AACAACAAACTATTTAGGTGAATGGAAAGATAATGCTTTACATAATCCTACAAAAGTTGACACATCTAATTTCGATACTAAACCCTGGTGGGAATTTATTGGATTAGAAGATGCTAGATTAGTAAAGTGGGATGATGTTTATCTTACAGGTGTTCGTAGAGATACTGAAACAACTGGCATAGGTAGAATGGAATTATCTAAAATAAAAGATAATACCGAGATGAGTAGGTTTAGAATACCAACTCCAAATAATAAAGAAAGTTATTGTGAAAAGAATTGGATGCCTATTTTAGATATGCCATTCCATTACTTAAAATGGTGTAATCCGGTAGAGATTGTTAAAGCAAATATAAACGGAGATACGGAGCAAGTATTTCTGGCTGATACAACTATACCAATTGAAAAAGATATGCGTGGTGGTAGTCAGGTAATAACTATTGGCAACCATAGGATGTGTATTGTGCATGAAACTGATTATTGGAGGAATACGCAAAACAATAAAGATGCTACATATCGACACAGAGTAATTGTGTTTGATAAAAATTGGAATATAATACATAGAACACCATCGTTTGATTTTATGACAGGTATGATTGAGTTTTGTTGTGGAATAGCAGAATACAAAGATAAAATCCTAATCACATTTGGTTATGAAGATAATGCAGCATTCTTATTAGAAATCCCAAAAGATTATTTCTTAAAATTTGTTTATGAAGGAATTAAATAGTTTTATACAATCACCATACAACGACTTAGCAGCATTTCATTTAGCTAATTGGTATTACGATAACGAACAATATGCTGCGGCAATGTCTTTTTATTTAAGATTAACCGAAGTATCAAAGAACGATTTATTGATTTACGAAAGTTTATTAAAGTGTGGATTGTGTTTTGAAAAGCAAGGTAATAGAACATTTTATGCAAAGGGTATGTATCAACATGCTATATCAGTATTGCCAATGAAACCAGAAGCATATTTCTTATTAAGTAGGTTATATGAAAGGAATAAAGAGTGGCAAGAAAGTTATTCAACTGCTGAAATTGGACTTTTTATGGTCAATTTTGATGTTGATGAGTTGCAGAGTGTAGAATATCCAGGTAAAATAGGATTTTTGTTTGAAAAAAGTGTAGTTAGTTGGTGGATGGGTAGAACAAAAGAGAGTATTGATTTGCTTTTGGACTTATATGAGAATTATGAATTAAGTGATGAATACAAAGTATCAGTTAAAAATAATATTAAACTTATTTGGGGAACAGATAATTGGGCAAAACCTACATACTATAAGAAAGGTGATAAGATACGATATGAGTTTAATGGTATTGAGATGATAGAACATAATCACTCACAGGCATTTCAAGATATGTTTGTCTTAATGGCATTGGATGGCAAGAAAGAAGGTAAGTATTTAGAGATAGGTTCGTATCAACCATTTGAGCATTCCAATACTTTTTTATTAGAGGATAAGTTTAATTGGAAAGGTATATCGTTAGAAATCAATCCTACAATGGTTACATGGTTTAATGGTAAAAGAAAAAATCAATGTATACAAAGAGATGCAACCAAAGCAAATTATTTAGAGATATTAGATAATAAAAATTGGGGAACTGATTTAGATTATCTGCAATTAGATTGTGAGCCGGCAAAGAATACATTTGAAGCACTTTTATCTATTCCATTTGACAAATATAGATTTGCTGTAATAACTTATGAGCATGATTGGTATAGTGATGATAAAACATATAGGGATAAAAGTAGAAAATATTTAGAAATGATGGGATATAAATTAGTAGTTTCTAATATTTCAGTTGATAAAAAATCTGCTTTTGAAGATTGGTGGGTGCATCCAGAGTTAGTAAATCCGAAAATAATTGAACTTTTAGTGGATAATTCCGAAATAAATCCTGCAAATGAATATATTTTTAATAAAAAATGATAACATTTGATTTTGTAGGTGTTAAACATAAAACAAACTTAATATTATGAACTCAAAAAGCGTATTGAATAGAATACTTTCTTTGTTATCTAGCGAAGAAGTAAAATTCACAGATGCAAAAGATGCACAAGGAAATATTTTACAATCACCTACATTTGATTTGGGTGAAGATGTTGAAGTTGTAGGTGCAGATGGTGAAAAAACCAAAGCTCCGGACGGAGAACATGAAATCGAATTAACCGATAGTGAAGGTAACAAAGTAGTTATCAGAATTGAAACTATGGATGGTAAGATTACTTCAAGAGAAAATGTTGAAGAAAAAGATGCCGAAGATTTGGAAAAAAAGATGGATGAAGAGGTAGTTGACAAAAAAGCAGCAGAAGAGGTTGAAATGGCCGATGCTACAACCGAAGAAGCTAAATCTTTACCAAACACAACTGATGAAGATATCAGAAACTCAATGGGTGATGATACCGATGATGAGAAAGACCCATTAATTCGTTTAGGATACAGAATTGATGAATTAGAGAAAATGGTAACTGATATGAAAGAGAAATTCGCATCAGCATATCCAGAAGAAGGACAAGAGGTTAGTTCTTTACAACCATCTCCAATGGAAATGGCAAAGGTTGATGAAGATGAAGATGAAGATGAAGAGTTACCGAAATTAGACGGAGCTCCAACCGAGTCATTAAAACCACAAGATTTTAGTAAATCATATGGTAAGAAAACAGGTAACCCACAAGGTGACTTCTTATCAAAACTTTATAGATAAAAATATTATTAACTCATTTAACAAAATTAAAATGAACAAACTTCAAAAATTCGCTGAACCTACAATTAGCTCTACCTACGCAGGTGAGTTCGCAGGTCAATACATCGCAGCAGCGTTGTTATCAGCAAAAACATTGGACAACAAGTATGTTACCATTCACCCGAATGTGAAATACAAAGAGGTTATCCAAAGAATTGCAGTAGATGGTATCGTTCAAGATGCATCATGTGATTTCGTAACAAGCGGCTCTGTAACTTTAACAGAAGCAGTTTTAACTCCAAAAGAATTACAAGTTAACTTACAATTATGTAAGCAAAACTTCGTTCAATCTTGGGAAGCATTACAATTAGGGTATAGTGCATTTGATACTATCCCTAAAAACTTCAACGACTACTTAATCTCTTATGTAGGTGGTATCGTAGCACAAGCAACTGAGCAAGCAATTTGGCAAGGAACTAATGTGAATGGTCAATTCCTAGGTTTCCAATCTCAATTATCAGCATCAGTAGCAGCTAATACGACTGTTGTTTCAGGTAGCATTACAGTCTCAACTGGTGTTATCCCTGCATTCAGCGGTTCTTCTTTAATTGGTGGTCAACCAATTTCTGGAAGTGTAACAGCAGCGAATGTATTATCTAAATTGGATAGTGTAGTAAATTCTATTCCTAACGCAGTTTATGGTAAAGAAGATTTAGTAATCTATGTATCAACAAATGTTGGTAAAGCTTATCAACAAGCTTTAGCAGGTGGTGCAGTAGGTGCTAATGGTTGGAACAACCAAATGAACGTGGGTGATAAGCCTTTCAACTTCAATGGTATTGAAATCTTATTGTGTCCTGGTATGAGTGATAGCAAAATCGTTGCAGCTCAAAAATCTAATATGCACTTCGGAACTGGTTTATTATCAGATTACAACGAAGTAAGAGTATTGGATATGGCGAACATCGATGGTTCACAAAACTATCGTATCATTATGAGATACACAGGAGCAGTAATTTTCGGTATCGGACAAGATATCGTTTACTACGGAGCATACTAAAAATAACTAATTGGTCGGTGAGGGTTAAAATCCTCACCAATTAATTTTAACTAACAACAAAAAAATTAACAGATATGGCTTACACTTCAGGCGTATGTAATGTAACACAAGGTAGACAAGAAGTTTGTAAAGAAAGCATCGGTGGCTTACAGGGAGTATATTTTCTTCCGTATGTTTCAGGTGGTTTTACTACAACTAGTGGCTCTGCCGGAGCTGATGGATTGCTAACAGCAATACCAAGCGGTTCAAACTTATATTTCTACCAATTAAAAGGAACAAGTGCATATACTGAAACTGTCAACACATCTCGTGAAAACGGAACTACATTCTTCTCACAAGAATTAGTTCTTAATTTGAAAAAACTAACTAACGAAATGAGCACTCAATTAAAATTGATGTCTTATGGTCGTAATCAAGTTATCGTTTGGACAAATAACGGAGATGCATTTTTGGCAGGTTTACAATTAGGTATGGATGTAACTGCGGGAACGATTGGAACAGGCGCAGCATTAGGAGATTTATACGGATATTCTGTAACCTTAACAGGTATGGAAAAATTACCGGCAACTTGGTTATCAGGTAGCACTTCAACTAACGCATTAGCTGGTTTAACTCCAAACTTCAATGTCGTATATAGCTAATTCAGTATTACACTTAAAAATACTAAACCCTTACAGAGATGTAGGGGTTTTTTTATTTAATCATTTTAATTTTGAGTAGTGTTAAAGATATGAACAACTTAATACGAGATAATGCTTAGCTATACCATAGGTGGATACAACACATTCAAACTTCGCACAGCACAAATACCTCCAAGCGCATCTTTATTGTTAATGAGTTTGCAAGATATGCAAACCTTACACAACACTTCATTCTTTGTAATGGATAAGAGCGGTAGCACTTGGAACTATGACCCGTGCGAAAGTATTGCTACAATTACATTTGATTTATCAATTAATACTACTGGTTTTACAACAGGTAGTGAATATAGAATATCATTAACACCATTCATTTCAGGTAGTGGATACACCGACCCGGTATATCATGGTAGTTTACAGGCATTCGTATCACAAAGTATTGATAAAGCAAATTACGAAAACCAAATTCCATTAGACGGTAATGAGAAATCTCACGTATCTACAAACGAATATGTAATAATGACATAATATGAATAAAGAAACTAAATTTAATATTGTAAACTTCGGAGCAAACGATTTACCTAGAATACAGGAAGATACTAAAACTCGTTATCCATTCGTTCCATTTGGGGTGTTTGGACATGATGATTTCTTTTTAGCTATATCATTGGCACACTCAACATCAACAACAACTGCTGCATGTATTGAGGGTATCGCTGATTTGGTATACGGAAAAGGATTATATTCTAAAAACGAAGAGTTTAATAAAACTTTACAAAGATTAATTCCACAAGAGGAAACGAAGAGAGTAGCATTTGATTTGAAATTATATGGTAATGCAGCATATCAAGTATATTGGGATGATACACATACAAAGATTAAAAAGATGTATCACATACCTGTTCAGTATTTAAGAGCAGAGAAAATATATGAGAACCCTCGTATTGAAAATTATTATTATTGCACAGATTGGTTAGACCAAAAAAAGATAAGAGATAAGAAAAAGATACCTGCTTACGGCACATCTAACGAAAAGATGGAAGTGCTTTATTTGAAAAACTATTCACCTAATTTATATTATTATTCATTACCTGATTGGGTTTCTTCATTACAATTCAGTTTTGTAGAAGCAGAGTTAAGTAACTTACACTTAAATAATATTGAAAATGGTTTCTTACCAATGGTAATGTTGAACTTTAATAACGGACAACCTGCACCTGAACAAAGAGAAACTATTGAAGATTTAATTAAAGCTAAATTTACAGGCACTAAAAATGCAGGTAGATTTATGTTATCATTTAATGATGATGTAGCTACTAAACCAACAATCGATGTAATAAACATTGATAACTTACATGAGAAATTTCAGTATGTTGCGGATTATGCACAAGATAGAATATTGGTGGCACATAGAATTACATCTCCACTATTACTCGGCATTCGCACAGCAAATAATGGATTTAGTTCTCAATCAGAAGAAATGATGACGGCATTCAGTATCTTACAAACTATGACAATTACACCATTCCAAAACCTTATCTTAAATACTTTGGATAGTGCATTAGCAGATGGTGGATTTGAAGATGTTGAATTATACTTTGACCAATTAACTCCTTTGGCAATTCTTTCACAACAGGCAGAAGACCAGGGTAAATCAGTTGGAGAAGTTGCAGAGGAAACTAATAAGGAAATGGAAAATCCTGCAACACAAGAAGATAGTGCAGACCAAACAACAATAGATGATAACCGACCAACACAGGGTGTAAGAGGCCCTAATGGTCCTGGTGAAGGAACAACAATAATAAATGCTTCATCAGCATTTTTTGAAAGAGAATACGAAATTATTAAAAACGATTAAGATATGAGCTACGCACTTTTTATCACAAGAAATGATATAATTAAAAATAGTCCATTACAGGGTGCAATTGATGCAGATGCATTATTGCCGTTTGTAAGAACTGCACAAGATAAATACTTAAAGAATTTATTAGGAACTGTCCTATTTGAATATCTACAAGCTCAAATCGTTGCAGGGACTGTTGGTAACTTATCAGTATTTTATACAGATTTATTAAACGACCATATTAAGTTTACTTTATTATGGTATGCATGTGTAGAGTATATGCCATTCTCAAACATTCAATTCAAATCAAATGGTGCGGTGAAACAACAATCTGAACAATGTGTATC